AATGGTTGGGTTAATCTGAAGGCATTTGATAATAATGATGCCGCTGTATCGTTTGCTAATAATGTTGAGAAACAAATACCAGATGATGTGGAAGATGAATTTGTAGAAATTGAATGCTTTACGGTACGCAGTTGGTAGTAAAATATAATGGTGTTGTTTCGGTACAACACATTATAAAGAATGCTTGTGGTTTTTGCAGGCATCCTTTATAATGGTACATTATTGATTATAAAGAGTTTTCAAAGTAAAACACAAAAAAGAGGATTTATGTTGAAATTTACTGGAGTTGCAAAAGTTGGTGATATTATCCGTGCCTATGATTTTAAACCAATGGCAGGTCGTGACGATGCATTTATTGAAGGTGTTGTAATTGATGCCGACAATATGGAAGGTGGTTACAAAGCATTTAAGATTGAGGTTACAGCAGATAAATTTAAAAAATACGAAACAAAACCAAAGAAAACCAATCGTGTTGGTGCCTTAATGTATGTACCACATGAAACAGGTTTTATGGAATTTGATTTTAGAGTGGTAAATCTTAGTAAAGTATAATGGTTGAATGTGGCATTCTGTCGGATATAAGACCACATCTTTTTAGGAATATATTATGAATTTAAACTACAAACAAAAAGAAGATTTAATGCAGATGATATTTGCAAAGTGGCAGGCACCTGCAGGCTTTCGCTCATCATACAAAGGTGTACCGATGGACAATTATGATGGTATCAAGCAGTTTATTGATTTTACCAAGTATTATGTAATGTTCCGTGGTCCTAGACCACAACCAGGTTTTAAAGGTTCTACTCGTAAGCGTTATGCTCATTCATTTGATGTATATCAGCGTAGCCGCCGTGATACTGATTTAATTAGGACTGAGCGTGAGGCATTTTTGCGTGGCGTTCAATGGGCAAAGGAAAATGTATGAAAACTGTTTATATTGTAAAATCTTTCGGTCCTGAAAATGGTTATGTTAATCTAAAAGCATTTGCTGAATTAAGTGATGCTGAAAGCTATCAGGCAGTAGTATCAAAACAAATTCCCGATAATGTTGAAGATGAATTTGTTGAAATTGAAGAATTATTAGTTGATTACGGTTAATAGGAGTCATTGATTATGGATTTTAAAGATTTTGATATTTGTGTGCAGGAGTATGTTGAACATTTGCAAAAAGATTATGATAGTAAAGGTACCAATCAATTCATAGAGTTTACCTATGAGTATGGTCGCAAATATGTCCATGTGATTATGAAGCATATTGGTGAGTTTAGTATTGGTCAGCGTTCTTCTCATTCATGGATTATGATGGATGATGATAAGAAGTTTAAGCGTGGTGATATATTAAAGTCAGCAACATGGCGTGGTCCCGCTCGTAACTTTTCTCGTGGTAATATTATTTGTGGTGGTTTTAATCATATTAAATGGGCAGGCGTATGAGCATAATGATTGAACGATTGATTACCGAAATGGTTGATGATTATATGGTATCAATCAAAAAGATGAAGAAAGCAGAATTATTGCCTTTATTAGAAACACTAATGAAAGATAATCTGCGTGAATGTACCGATGATACAATCATCAGTTTGTATGAAGAACAATTTAACACTTATTTGAATGTGAGATAATATGGGTACCAGAGCATTAACATTTGTATATGAAGAATGTAAGAGTGGTGAAAAGCCAGAAGCAATTATCAATATGTACCGACAGTTTGATGGTTATCCTGAAGGTCATGGCCAAGAGTTGGCAGAGTTTTTAACTACTGGTACAATGACCAATGGTCTGCGTATGGGTCAAACAGGACGATTCTTCAATGGTATGGGTTGTTTAGCTGCACAGTTGGTGTGTAATTTTAAAACAGAAGCAGGACAGTTTTATTTGTATCCTGTAACGGCAGAAGATTGTGGCCAAGATTTTGAATATCACATTTATAATATTGATGGTAAATTAAAAATCAAAGTATTCTATTGTGGTTGTAATTTCTTTGGTATTAGCGGTAGTGACCAACATGATGGTATCTTTGAAGGTAATTTAGAAGAATTTACCGAGTTTTGTAAAGAAAAGGAAGCAGCATGAGTTATGATGCAGATTATGAAAAAGTTTACATGGTTGAGTTTGAATCAGGCAGAACCATTCATGTGCAATTCTTTGATGTTGAGGAAGTAAAAGAGTATTGTGCAGATAACCATGCTGGCGATGTTATCAAATCAATTTATAAAGAAGTTTATAATTCTTGGGAAGATGAAGAAGAATGAATAGATTACGAGGCACCGAATCAGCCAAAGGCATGAAAGGCATTCTTATTCGTGTTGGTGACCGCCATGTGTTTCGTGTATATCGTGAAGATTATACTTTTCTTGATTATGATATATTGCACTATGATTTAGAGATACAAATTTTAGACGATGCGGTTTTGTATCGTAGTGAGTTTGGTAATTACCTTGATTATCCACCTATTGATGAAAGTAAATAAATGCCAGTAAGATATTCTACCAATTGGATGGGTGTTATCAATATGCAATGGTATATTGATCGTGGTTTAACCAAAAGAGTAACACGAACACTTACCGAAGATTCTAAATTAACTGGCAGAAAAGCTGGTGAATCATTTGAGTACAATGAGATTATTCAGGAGTATTCATGCGGCCGTATTGATTGCCATGGTGATGAATATGGTGAAAGTTTGGGACCATATGGTGCAGAGATTAGTATACCACCAATGACTGACCAAGATTGGGGTAGATTTAGTAATTGGTTGGATACCTTTGAAACTGATGCAATGTGGAAATTCAAAGATATTGTTGAGTTGTATGAAAGAAAAAATCCAAAAATAACTTGGGCTGAAGGATATGAAGAATGAATGATGAAGAATTGGTAGAAATACCAAAATCACAATTTGAATTTCTTGTATTGAAGGCCAACATAGAGCTTTTACAGAGAGTGAATTATTTGATTGATATGATTGAAGAACAAATTGAGAAGGTAAAAGAATAATGGGTATTAGTGCGTATAAAGAAATTACAGAATGGGATAATTCGGAGTTTAAAGTACCGAATCATACCTATCTGTTTGATGGTAAGTCCAATATTCTGGCCTATGCCAAGGCGAGCAATGATGAGTTGGTAATATTGCATAAACCATTACCAATGGACACCCGTAGGCGTAAATTTGTAAAGGTCAAGCATAAAGAACTGGACGCCTATGGCGCAACGGTGGTGGTCGATGTACCTAGTCTTGATTCAACGCCTCATTGGTTCGTTAAGAGTGATTCAGGCAAGACCTATACAGTCACCTTAGAATCTGGTAAGTATACCTGTAATTGCGTAGGGTATGCCTACAGAGGCAAATGTAAGCACTCTGATAGTGTTGCTTCGGAACAACAGATTACAAAATAAATTTGACTTATACCGTGGCACCTGTATAATGATACACTTAATTGAGAGGAAAACTATATGAAATTGCCTTACAAAGATATTTTTATTGGTGAAGTGAGTGAATATATCACCAATCCGTTTTCAGGCCAAGGCATTATGTTATCACCTGAAGAAGTTGCTGTGTATGATACATTAAAAGGTTGTGAAATTTTTGGTGATTATGCTGGCTTGAGAAAAGGTATCAATTGGTTTATTGAGAATAATGCCGAAGCGTATATGATTTTATTGGATTAATATGGAAAAATATTTTAGTTATTTGAATGTGTTACGGGATTCTGGTGTAACCAATATGTTTGGTGCTTCACCGTATTTACAGAATGAATTTGGTTTGAGTAGAGGCGAAGCCAAGAAAGTCTTGGCCGCATGGATGAATTCTTTTAAGGAAACAGTATGAATAAGAATGCAATGGCATTTATTGTAGCGTGTGAAGAACGATTTGGTGATGAGGCAGTTATTACTCGTGATGGTATTACTCAAGTTTGTAATGAATCTGGTGCCCCCTATCCATATTGGTTGGTTACCAAGGCACAATATCGTTATGACCGTGGTCAATACAAAGTACCACCATCTGGTGAAACTAAAATAATTAAAGCAAAAGTGAAACAAGAAGAACCTGAAACAGAAATGGCTTATGCACAACCTGCACAAGTGTTAGAGTTCCGTCAACCAAAACTGATTGATGAATCTGATTCTGCTGTGCCTGAGAAATACAAAGATTATGTACCATTTGGTTTCTTTAAAGACTTACGCAATATCGTATCATCTAAGACATTCTATCCTGTATTCATTACTGGTTTATCTGGTAATGGTAAGACCTTGATGGTTGAGCAAGTGTGTGCTGAATTAGGTCGTGAGTGTATTCGTGTGAATATTTCTATCGAAACTGATGAAACCGATTTACTTGGTGGTCCTACATTGGTCAATGGTAATGTGGTCAATCGTGATGGTCCTGTATTACAGGCGATGAAGCGTGGCGCAGTTCTATTGATTGACGAGGTAGACCGTGGCTCTAATAAGTTGATGTGTTTGCAAGGCATTATGGAAGGCAAACCTCACTACAATAAAAAATCTGGTGAGATGGTACAACCAAAAGATGGTTTCACCATCATTGCGACCGCCAACACCAAAGGTCGTGGTAGTGATGAAGGCAAATATCTTTCACAGATTCTTGATGATGCTTTCTTAGAACGATTCCCAATTACGGTAGAACAGGAATATCCTGATGCCAAGACTGAGAAAAAGATTCTATCACCATTGCTTGATGATAAGGATTTTGTTGAGAATTTATGCCAATGGGCAGATGTGGTTCGTAAATCATATGATGAAGGTGCTACTGATGAGATTATCTCCACTCGCCGATTGGTACATATTGCCAGAGCATTTGGTATTTTCAAAGATAGAATGAAAGCAATCACCTTGTGTGTGAATCGTTTTGATGAAGAAACCAAATTGGCATTCCTTGATTTGTATTCTAAAGTTGATGCATCGGTAGAATCGCCTGCCAATACTGCTACCAGTTTGGCTGAGACTACTAATGTTAAAATACCATTATAATTATGGTAAATATGGCAAAAATGGTTGCCAACCAACCATTGATTGTGTATAATCGGTGCTGTAGCGGTATGATGTTTTTTTATATTATGTTTAATTTGATAGGAGTATTACAATGGCTTTAACAGTTCGCAAAGGTAAAATCAATCGGCACGAAAAGATTACCCAAGTATTATTAAGTGGCAAACCAGTATCACCTGCAGAAATCTCTGCTGTATTTGAAGGCACAGACCAAGCAGCAGTATTGTATCGCTTGAGTACCAACATTTATAATATTCGTAAAGATGGTGGTATTGTAAAAGTAATTAAGGATGGTCGTAAAGTTCAAGCATACCAATTGGTTAACCATACTGAGTTTGATGTGAATGGCCGTTACCAAGGTCCAGTTAAGACTGCACCATTGGTTAAATCTACACAAGAAGCAGTAACAGCTTAATCTTTAGTCACCGCATGCTCGTTGTGAAACGCCAGTAAGTCGGTGACACCACTATTATGAAAACTTTAATCGTTGGTATTATCTTATTGTGTTTAATTGCCTATGTGGCAAATAAATTTATTAAAATTAAAATGAAGGATTGATCATGAATGATGTGGATGAAATTATGAAAAATAAATTTGATATGTCGGATAGGTTTGATTTCGAAGAACAATTAACCCGTTGTTGGTGTATTGTTGATGAATTAAAAGACCTTGATGAAGGCCTCTTTGAAGGTTGGTTAGATTTTAGTAAAGATAAAGTTTCTACTCATATTCTTGGTATTGCAGAAGCATATGATGTGAAATTTCATAAGTTATGGCATTTATTTGAAACTGTATTCATGAATATGGTTCGTGAAAATAAAATGTTGAACGAAGAATGTGCTGCATTGCGTGAGCAATTACAACAATCCAATCCTGATGCACATGGTTATGGTATTGCGGCAATTAAACCCAATAAGAAAGATAAGAAATGAAATATATTGCTAAACCAAGTTTGTTTAATAATAAAGGTTTGAAAGAGTTTAGTGATGCTCGTGAAGCTGTCCTATACTTGAATAAGGTGCTGTCGGATAACGAAGTGAATCCTGAGTTGGACTATGTGTTTATTGCACCTAAGGCGTCTCCTAAGCAGTTAAAGCATGCGATTGAGGAGTATGTTGGTATTGGTAAGTTGGTTTGTGTCGCTTAAAAACAACACATGGCTTGTGCTGGTCCGTGGTTGTGTTATAATGAAATCTTAATTGGTGAGGAGTTTTTTATGGATCATATTAGTCGTGAAGAAATTATTACAATGTTATCATTTAAAGGTTTTACTACTGATGCATTGATTAAGAAGTCTGATGAAGAATTGGACAATTTGTATATTGAATATATTGTATTGGCGGAAGATTATGTTTAATTTTATTGCTGGTGTTATTTTAGGTTATTTGGTTGCTAGTGTTGGATTTACTGGTATTGCTCAGGCATTGGATAAAACTGTTGATACTGTTAAAACTATTTCAGTTAAAGTGGATACGGGTAAATGAATTATAAACCATTACCTCTCAATGTTCGTAATCTAAGAGATATTATGATTACAATACATTTAAATCATTTGCATAGCGTTCAATTGGATATGATTGATGAGGCAGTAGAAAAGTCTGATATGAAAGATGCAAAAGAAGTAATTAAGTATATTATGGAGAAAAAAAGTGAAAGTTAAACTGTTGGTCGTGGCATGTGTATTAATGATGCCAGCCTGTTCATCTGCGCCTGTTTATAAAGTAAAAGGTTATGATGGTCCTGAGGTCATGAGTCGCAATGAAGTAATCAATGCGGGTCGTGAATGTCTCCGTGCTAAGATGAGACCTACTACCGAATATGTGGCACAAAAGGTAGAAACTGGTGGTAAGGTATTGGTGCCTGTTGATGTTCGTTGCGATGCTTACTAATCATGAATATTATTGATATGTTGTCCTCTGTTGGTATTACTCCAACGGTATTACAATTATTAATTGTTGGAATCTTTTTCACACTTATTGTTGGATTGATTCTATTGACCTATTGGAAACAAATTCTACTAGGCATCGGTGTTGCTGGTTGTTTATTTGTATTCTCTATGCCATCCGCCAAGACCGTGGATTCACCTGAGGTAAAAGCTGTGAGTTCAGCTGAGGTAGCACCACCTGAGTTTATTGAAGATTGTATTCGTTTGAATGATAATGCAACCAAATCAAGTTGCGAGAAGATGTGGAAAGAAGATGGTAATGGCAACAATTGAAGAAGATAAAATGCTGGCAGACCTATCGGAAGATATTGATATAGCCTTGTTAAAATGGATGAATACATATGAGGTGCCAGCATTAAATTTGACCGCAGTTATATTGGCACGATTAACATGGTTGTCCAAACAAGGTCATTATGAATCAGATTTTATTGAACTCCTAAAAGCTCCTGAACAGATATTAACACAAGAAGAAAACAAGGATACTTTACATTGAAAATTGTAATTAACTCTTGCCACGGCGGATTTAGTTTATCTGAAAAGGCACAAAAACTATTTTGCCAATACTCCATGATTGAATGGAAAGATTGGCAAGAAGATTGGTCTTATTATGATATTGAACGTAATGACCAATATTTAGTTCGTGTGATAGAAGAATTAGGCGATGATGCCAATGGTAGATTTTCAGAGTTAAAAGTAGTAAATATTCCCGATGAAGTAGAATGGCAGATTGAAGAATATGATGGCCTAGAATGGGTTGCAGAAAAACATAGAATATGGAATTAAAATGAAGATTGCAGTTTGTTCCGACCTTCACCTTGAATTTGGTGATATCACACTACACAACGACCAACAGGCAGATGTATTGGTCTTGAGTGGTGATATTTGTGTTGCGGCCGATTTGTTGGAACAAACTAGTCCTGATTTTAAATATGGCCATGCCGCTCTTGGCACTAATAAAAGCCGAAGAATCCATGATTTCTTCAGTAATTGCTGTGCCATGTTTCCACATGTAATCTATGTTATGGGTAATCATGAGCATTATCATTATGATTTCAAATATACTATTGACCATCTAAAGAAAATGTTGAGTTACTTACCTAATCTACACATTTTAGATAAAGAAGTATTTGAATTGAATGATGTTACCTTTATTGGTGGTACATTATGGACTGATATGAACAAGGAAGATCCAATGACTTTGTTCCATGTCCGTAGTGCCATGAATGATTTTAATTGTGTAAAGAATAGTAATAGAATGGTTAGTCGCAAGGTGCCAATCTATGAAGAAAATCTATTGTACACAGAAGATGGTAAGAATGGTGGTCGTTATATAAAAGACGAAAAGGGAAATATGTTCCCAATTGGTTATAAACATAAAGATGAACCAAGCAAATTCTGTCCTGAAGATTCGGTAGAGGACCATAAGAAGATGTTGGACTTTATCCGGCATGTTGTTGAAGGTAATCATGATAGAAAATATGTGGTTGTTGGTCATCATACACCAAGTCCATTCAGCATACACGAAATGTATGCCAATGATAGGACAATGAATGGTGCTTACACTAGTGATTTGATTGATTTTATTATGGATCGTCCACAGATTAAATTATGGACTCATGGTCACACTCATCATCCTTTTGATTACATGATTAAAAGTACTAGAGTGATTTGTAATCCTCGTGGTTATGATGGTTACGAAGCACGTGCAGATAAATTTGAATTACAATATGTGGTGGTGTAATGCTAAGACCTACACCACCAAAATTACCAAGTAATGAACCAATGACCTTGCGTGACTGGTTGCCAATCATATTAATTGTGATTATAATATTATATTGTGCCATTAAAGGATAAAAATGAAAGTTTGGATTAGTAAATATCGTAATCATTGGATTTCTCCATATACTATTCTCAAGAAGGTTTGCTTTTGGGAAAAGGATGAGGACATCTTTTATAATCTCGATGATAAACCTAATGCACCATACGAGAAATGGGTCAAACTACTTGACCCTATTTGTGTTGCGATTCAAAAGTTTTTAGACTTTGTTCACCCACGATGGACCTATATTAAGATTGACCGATGGGATACTTGGTCGATGGATCATACATTGGCTGAGATTATTTTACCAATGTTAATTCAGCTGCGTAATGATAAACATGGTTCACCAATGGTAGATGATGAAGATGTACCAGAAGAATTAAGAGCAGTTAAAAAACCAAAACTAAAACGCAAGAAAAATGATGTTCGTAATACAATACAGGTTCATGCAGTTGATATGGGTGAAGATGATGGTGAATCCACCGTTCACCTTAAATGGGATTGGGTTCTCAATGAAATGATTTGGGCTTTTGAACAAAAGGTTAAAGATGATGATGAATCACAATTCTTTGACCATACAGGTTGTGGTGATACAGCACCTTGGGATAAAGATTATGTTTCACCTAAGGTAGATTGGGATGGATTAAAAGCACATCAAGCAAGAAAGACCAATGGTTTCCGGCTTCTAGGAAAGTACTACGAGGGCCTTTGGGATTAGTTTGCAATTATCAAAATGCCATCGTTTCATATTTGCAAGTTGACCAGTTTTATTACAATGTGGACAGGTTAGTTTGATTAAATTGTTTTGATGGCACTTTAAATTCTTTTTGTGTTGTTCAGACATTGGCCTAGGAATACCTTTTGTTGCTTGGGATATTTTTGATTTAATTTCATCACTTAAAGGTTTTCTTTTTTTACCTCTTAACGCATCAGCTCTTTTTTGTATATGTTCTGGTGTTTGTGGTTTTGAAACTTTATTACTTTCAGATATTAATTTTTTTGTTTTATCCGAAACTTTGTGACCAAAAGTTCCATCTCCACCTAATGTTGAATTGTAACCGTTTTTCATAGAGTTGTATTCATTAATAAAATATGATTCCATTTCTTTAAGTGTGTGTTGTTTATCTTTTGATTGGTATATTACAGACCATTCAAAATTATCCCAACCATATTTACGGATAGCACGATAGAATTTATAATCTTGATTTTTTGAGGCAGACTTGTGTATTCTGACCCTATTCGGCCAGTTAGAATCAAAACCAATGTAAACTTTACCAGTTTTGGTATTGACGGATTTGTAGATAGTGTATATACTCATACCTATATTTATGTTTATTTAACTTTGTGGGATTAATTATGAAACAATTCGAAAATACAGACAAAACATTGTGGCGTTCCACAGAAGATATGGAATCTGTATTCGTAACTAAAAGTGGTGCTATTGGACTTAGTTATGCTGGTACCGTTTTTGTGAGAAGTGTTGAAACTTGGGTTAAAGATATGCAAGAATTTGATAGATTCCGTATTGCACTAGCAGAAGCACGAGCAAGAATTTCTAAACTTGAAGGTTATATTGCCGATAAAGTAATTGAAGATGATAAATTTGTGAAGGGAATTCCTAGACGATGAATAATTTTGAGAAACACAAAAGGGAGAATATTATGGAAAAAACCAAAGTTGTATCAAAGCCAAATCCGTTAAAAAGTAGTACGACTTATACTGAGGTTGTTTCACGACCAGAACAATGTGAAATAACAGAATCACACTATACAGCATTTGATGGTTTGGATTGGTCTGATATGATGATTCGTGAATTGGCAGATAGAATTGAAAGATTGGCAAACGTTATTGATCCTGTGATGGAAATATCTGGTCCAGAATGTGAAGAAGATTCACGACCACGAGTTACCAATACAACACTTATTGCTAGAATTACTGCACAAGGTGAAGTGTTGGAGAACCTTAATAGACGAGTTGAAAATATGATTGGTAGAGTGAGGTTATAATGGCTGAAGTTACTTACTCAAGTGTTAATATGTCGCCTGAAGAATATCAGGCACGACTGACGCAAATAGCACATCGAACTATCCAATATTTGGGAGAACAAGGACACATTTCAAAAAAAGAAATGGATGAATTACTTGAAACTGTTGTCGTTGTGCCTGTTGCCAATAATACTTTATTTGGTAAATTAAGAGATTTTCTTTTTGGTAAGGATACTAAGGAGAATAAAACTATTATACAACATGTTGTTACCCAAATATGATACCATACTTAGATTACCGTGAAGCCAAGAAACGATTGGCTAATGCTAAAGAAACCATTGAGTTAATGGGTGGTGAATCGGAATGTCCTGATATGGTATTAGGTCAAAGAGATTACCTTGAGTTGGAAGTGGAATACTTCCGTGAACGCAATGGTAAATATAATCTTGGCCTATTGATTGGTGGTATTATTTCTGTTATAATTGTAGTTCTACATCGTTATGGAGTTTTGAATGTTTAAAAAACTAACTGAGTTGTTGAAAAAGTATGCCGTTGTTATTGTTGCTGGCCTTATTTTAGGTTCTGTTGGATATAATCAATACATTAGTATTACCAATCCACCAGAGTTGCAACAGTTTAAAGGTAGTATTCAGAACCATTTGGTTTGGAATATTAAAGGTGAATGTTATTTTGTTAGACCATACACAAACACCACCACATATTTAATCAGGGTAGATGATTGTGATAAAGGAAATAAATGAAAACCAATAAAGATTTTAAATTAAGTAAAAGCACCAAACGCACACTTTCAACTTTACCATCAGGTGTTCGTGGTCATTGGAAGAAAATGATGATTGATGCTGAAGTTGCAGAGAAACGTGCCAAGTTGGCCAAATTAAGTACCAAAACAAATCAAGGAGAAGAATAATGAGTATTTTTATTGAAGTCGAATCAGTTGAAAAAAATTGTAAAGTAATTATCAATCTAGATTCTATTATTGAAATTGCTCCACTTGTTGAAGGTGGTTGTGCATTGTTTATGGCTGATGCAGCTGCCGTCAATGGTAAGACAGCATACAAAGTAAAAGATTCTTATGATGCTTTTAAACAATTTGCTATGGAAACAGTATCGGCTGATGATATTGCTAAACGTGTTAAATCTTTAAAGAAAACTGCTGGTGAAAAAGAACCATTGGAAATTCCTGTTCTTGGTATTAAGAAATAATGAACGATTTGTTAGGAACAACATTTGGGTGGATTCGTAATGATTGGCAATCTCATAAACTTAGGTTTGTGGTTGAGTTGTTTGCTTGGGCTATTAGTATTAGTTGTTCTATTACTATGGCACTTACCGTTCCAAATCCCCCTCTCCGTGTTTTGTATCCTATTTGGATTAGTGGTTGTGCTATGTATGCTTGGGCTGCTTACACTCGCAAATCTTTTGGCATGTTGGCTAACTATATTTTGTTAACCTCTATTGATAGTATTGGTTTGATTAGAATGATTACATCATGAATATTTTTTATCTCGACAAAAACCCACAACGATGTGCAGAAATGCATGTCGATAAACATTGCGTAAAGATGATTCTCGAATATGCTCAATTACTTTCTACCGCACACCGTGTGCTTGACGGTGTTCTTACTACTGGTTTATCTCAGTCTGGTCGCAAACGGCAGTTATACATTCTTAATGATGACCTTGATAAAATATTGTATTCTGCCACCCATGTTAATCATCCTTCTGCTATATGGTGCAGACAATCTGCTGCAAACTATATGTGGTTGGCGGAATTGTTAGAAGAATGTTGCAAAGAATATACTTATCGTTATGGTAAAATTCATAAGGTTGAATCTAGTGGACTCATGCAAATATTGAAAAACATCTTTCCAATCAATATTCCGAACAAACCATTTACAGAACCAACACCTGCCATGCCAGATGAATGTAAAGTTCCTGGTGATTCCTTACAGTCATACCGTAATTATTATGTGATGAATAAAGGTCACCTATGGTCATGGAAAGGAAAGATAAATAGTAGGAAAGAACCAAACTGGTTCGTTAAAATGGTTGAACCTTTATCTTATGGATACGCTTAATGCCAAGTTATGATTTTTTAAACAAAAATACAGGTGAAGTAGAAGAACACCGTATGTCTTATACTGTCTTAGAACAGTTCAAGTTGGACAATCCACATTTAGAATTACATATTTTTTCTGAGAACCTACCCGTTATGTCGGATGGTACTCGTTTATCTGTTCCTGGAATGGGTCGAGCTGACTCATCGTTTGAGAAGTATGTTATTAATCCAATGAAAGAGCGTATTCCAAACAACACGATCAAATCTGGTCACAAAACCAAGGCACCTAGAGAATGGTAACTGTGAAGAAATTGCCTATACTTTTAATTAAGAGAGGTGTGAATGTCGAAAAAAAGAATGATGTCCAAACAACAGCGTCTTTATTACGAACAGAACAACAAAGAAAGAGTACACCAAGAATTGGCAGAAATGGCCAAGCAACACAGAGAAGTAGAAAAAACAAAAACAATACTATCAACATTTGATCCACACAGAAATTCATATTATAATTAGGAACATAAATGCTATTTGAAATACACAGCGAGCGTGCTGATGGTGATAAGAAAATCTTTTACTATGATAATGAGACCAATTATCTCAAGCGTGAAGATGGTATTATTTACCAATTCCCCGAAGGCACAGTTCACGACCATAATTTGACCGAATATAAGTCATTCGACAAAGACCGACCACTTAAAAAATCAAGACAAATTCAACTACTTAAAATCCAATTGGGTTTAAGTTGTAATTACTCATGCGATTATTGTTCACAGAAGTTTGTTGAACGAGCACCAGAAACATCTAAGAAAGATATTGATGCCTTCATGGACTTGTTAAATGAATTGGATTTTGATGAACAAAAAGGATTGAGAATTGAATTGTGGGGTGGTGAACCACTGGTGTATTGGAAGACATTGAAACCATTGGTGGAGGCCATTGTGGACAAATTCCAAGATTGGAATCGTTTACCACAATTCTCTATAATTACCAACGGTTCTATTCTTACCGAAGAAATCTGTGATTGGCTGATGAAGTATAACTTCAATGTGTCCATCTCACATGATGGACCTGGTCAATCTGTTCGTGGTCCTGATCCATTTGATGATCCAGAGAAAAAGAAAATCATTCTTGGTTTCTATCGTATGATGACCAGATTGAAAAAGGGTATCTCATTCAACCCAATGATGAACGCAAAGAACAAATCTCGTAAAGAAATCTTTGAATGGTTTGTAAATTTAACTGGCGATGTTAATGTTAAGTTAGGTGAAGGTGGTATTGTAGATGCTTATGACGAAGAAGGTATTACTAACTCATTACAATCATTAAAAGAGCACTTTGAATATCGTCAACAAGGCTTTGCTGATTTCTTTACAACTAATGGCCGAATTGGTTTTATTGGTCAACAACAAAAGATTGATGGGTTCACACAAGCAGTATTATCACATTCACCATCTAAGTACCTCGGTCAAAAATGTGGCATGGACGATGAACACGTTATTGCAGTCGATTTGCGTGGTAATGTAATGACCTGCCAAAATGTAAGTTCATTAGAAATCTCTAAGAATGGTGAATCACACCTTGGTGGTAACCTTAAAGATTATGATAACGTAGAGATTAAGACTTCTACACATTGGTCAAATCGTAAAGAATGTAGTTCTTGTCCTGTTCTACACCTCTGTAAAGGTGCCTGTATGTTCTTGGACAAGAAGTTTTGGGACATTTCATGTGCCAATGCCTATTCTGATAATATTGCTTTGTTTGCTGTATCATTAGAAAGAATGACCGGTTACATTCCAACTTTGATTAAAAATGATGCATTACCATTGGAACGCCAAGATATTTGGGGTACAATCTACGAACACAAAGAGAAACCTGTTAAAAAGATTATACCAATCAAAATTGTAAGTGAAGTAATTGGCGAGATGGATGGTGTGGAAGTTTACGGTAAATCCAGAATTGAAGAATGAATGTAATTGTTTGGACATTGTTAACCTCTCATGTAGGTGTAATGGTAACATCCATATACTTACATAGAGGTCTTTGCCATAAACAATTTACAATGAATCCTGTATTGGAACATATCTTCCGTTTTCTAATGTGGATAACAGAAGGTATTGTCTCAAAGGATTTCGTAGCACAACACCGCAAACACCACAAGTATTCAGATGTACAAGGTGACCCACATTCACCCAAACTATGTGGTTATTGGAAGGTCACATCTCAATGCCTGATACCTAATTTCTTTAAGAAGTATAGGTATTTTTTAGATGAATGGGCATTACAGAACTATGGTGGTGGTACACCTGAGGACTGGTTGGAAAAGAATGTATATTGCCATACCAAGTTAGGTCCTTTAGTATTATTGGTCATAAACCTATTCTTATTTGGATGGGTCGGAATGGTGTCTTGGGTGTGTTCCATGTTTATTACATCATTCTTTATGAACGCCATGATTACGGGGTTTGGCCATTGGTTTGGTTACACCAATTATAAGATGAGAGACCACACAAAAAATGTGTTCCCAATTGGCATATTATCATGTGGTGAGGTACTACACCATAACCATCATAAAACACCTGGTAATCCTAATTTTTCTCATAAATGGTTTGAGTTTGATTTGGGATGGTTTTACATCAGGATTTTATCAAAACTTAGACTTTTGAAAGTAAACAAGAGTATATAAATAGTGATATATTTCAACAAAGAGTAAAAAATGACGCTACCATCATCCGGACAAATTGCTGTTTCAGACGTAAATAATGAATTGGGAATAGGTACTACCTATGGTTCTTCATTGTCCTTCTTAAATGGTTACATGAAATCGCCAGCAAATCCACCAAATTTGGCTGCTTTTTATGGTATGACTTATTTCCAAAATAATAACCAAGGTAATTGTAACAACGGTAACTGCGCCACATCTGGAGGTCCTAACGGCAACTGTACAAGTAACTGTAATTGTGGTAATAAACAATGTACCAACTGTTATATTTCTGGTACTTCAGACTGTTCTAATTGTTCTAATTGTAATGCCATCAATTGTTCCAACTGTGATTCTAGACCATATCTACAACCAAATTGCAATTGTAATTGTACCTATAATTGCACTACTAATGCCGTATCATATAATTGTACAACAGGTCAAGTATCTTATAACTGTAATTGTGATTGTAATTGCTCTAAGATTGTGTGTGGTAAATTACATGATTTAGGTATGATGAGTCACAATGTGTGGGCAGCTGACCAAGCATATGGTCGTTTATTGAGAGCCACAGATAAAGACATTTATCGTGGGTATATCCGTTGGGCACGACCTGTTACACAATGGATGGACACTAGAGGTTCAGACTTTATGTTATGGGTCAATAAAGAACAACGTAAAAAAGAACAAGCAAAGATGATGATTGCTTTAACACATAAAGTCGGTTCACCATGGTCCGAACACATGGCATATCTGATGGGCGCTATCAAGAATGATAATGAACATGGTCGTCTTTTAATGAAGATTGGTCGTTTCTTCTGCAAATCAGTAAACTATATTCCTAAAGTGCCAACGAAGTATAAGAAATCTAAATGGTTGATACCATATTCATTATTGAGTTCATATACAATCTGGTTCTTATTAGAATTTAGTTACTATACAACACTTACATACCTCAAAGCAAAACAAGCATTTGATGTATTAATACACAAAGAAGTAAAGGAATATTAAAATGGCAATTCCATTTCCAGAAGTATCTGTTGAACAATACAATTCTTGTTTCAAATATTTTTTAGATGTTGAGTTAAATGGTATCATTTCAGAGTTGAATGCTGACGAAAAGAACCAATTCTTTAAAATGATTACTGAATATCCTGCTCTATTAGATAAGTTATTCTTTGTTAAAGGTGCGCCTTTTACCAACTATGTAATTTATGGTAATGAATTCTATGAGGCTTTAGCAGACCACCATGATGATATTGATTACACACCAAGTTGGATTGTTTCTGAATACAAAGAGTGGTTAGTAAACAACAAAATGCCTTTTCCTGAAGATAAAGCAGTAAAAGATGGTTTAGATTTTACTCCAATGCTAAACTTCCAAGCTAAAATGGCAGAACTCACAAAATAAAGTTTTCTACTATATTATGGAATTAGAAAAGGGTGTGTACCCAAGTAGTGTAGATAAATCACTTTGGGAAAGTCCAATATGGGTAAGAAAAACTGGTTTTGATATACACTTCAACAAAGAATTGTTATTAGAATTATACAATATTGCTAACAATATCAAATTAGGTTTAGATGAGAATGTCGGCAGTAGTTTATTGGATTACACACACAATCACCCCTGCCTCAAAGAATTACTTGAAACTAAAAAACGAGTAATTACTGAGGTCGTCAATCAATATTTACCCAAGACACATAAAGCATCTTTCTTTCCCATTTCCAGTTGGTTAAATGTAAAAGAATCTGACGAGGTGATTGAGATGCATGGTCATCCAGATTCAACAATCGCCTGTACCTATTACATAACTGTACCAACCAATGGTGGTGAACTATATTATTTGGACACAGGTAAAATAGGTGAACACCACACTTCAATCAAACAAATCAAACCTGAAATCGGTGATTTAGTATTTTTTCCATCATATGTGTTACATGGGGTAACTGCCAATAAAGATAATAACTTGAGAGTAAGTTTATCTACCGATTACAGTTACAAATTAACTGATGATAGTAAAGATCAATTGGTGATATCAAGTTGGATTAATTCAATGATTAAGATAGAAAAACTATTATGAATCCATATTACACAAAATTAAAACCTATTGATTTGGCCAAGTTTATCAATTTTAAAATATTGGGGTCACAATACATCTGTGCAGGTTCATTGGCTGAATATTCATATGTTGATGTTGATAGTTCCATTATTGTACCAGAGCCATATCAAGATAAATTCTTCACAACACATTTAGCAATTAGTGGTAAAGTTGTACCTCACCGTGACCAAGGCATTCAATGTAAGATTAATATCTACCTCTCAGATAATCATGCCATCACAAGATTCTATTCATCCACAAACCAATCAGATTACAAAGAGATTGCTAAAGATTGTGTTGGTTGTAACTATGATAAGTTTATAAGTGGTGAATGTGCTTGTAGTATTAAACCGTATAATCTTACATTAGTTGACCAGTATGAGGCAAAACCATATGATGTATATCTATTAAATACAACACAGATGCATAGTGTAGAAGAAATTACTTCTGATAATGTTAGGTTGGCACTCACGATGACCACAGGTATGAGTTATGAATCTGTTTATAACATATTAAAAGACCATGGATTAATTGATGTTTAAAATAATTGGTAATGTTCATATTGGTGGCGTCAATATATTAAAAAAACAAATTGAGTTTTCCACAAGACCAGATGATAAAGAGTTCTATGGTATAAGATACTATGATGTTGAATCTCCAATCTTATCATATATTTACTCTCTTTTACCTTCAGAAGTACACAAAGATTTTTACTCATCACTATTAATGATAAATGATAATCTACCCGCACACACAGACATTGTAGAAACGGCAGCATTCAATTGTTATATTAAACCTGGTAACTATTACACCAGTTTCTATACAAGTAAACCAAACCCAACATTAAGTGAATATGCTGACCATGGCGAAGGTCATATTTACCAACCAGAAGATTTGGTATTCATGGGTGGGTTTCAGGCGAAACAATTTGATATAGTACTGATTAATAATAAGGTGATTCATGGTGTGGTATCAAATACTCTTGCCAAAGAGGTTAGAGAAGTGTTACAATTAGCAACTAATAAGTATAGTTATAATGAAGTATGTAATATGTTGAAAGGTGTATAATGTTTTACGAAAAACTAGATATTAAATTTGACCTTGAAAAATTAAGAGAAGAAGTAAAGAAATCTGTATTTACTTTGGGTGACCAAGTTATTCAAGGTGAAGAATATGAAACGCCACAATATAATGGTTTTGGTGGTTGGAGTTTACTAAGTCAATCTGGTGACTGGCGAGATGGTTTTGAATTCTTTCAAAACGAACAAGGTACTTCTTTAGAAGAAGTATTCTTTCCAAAAAATTCAAACAACTATGAGACTTTAAAATATCTTGGAATTACACATTCAATGTTGTACAAGATTCCAACACAGGCATGTGTAGGTGAGATTAAAAAATTGTTAGATGAAATTGAATCGTTAGGTTTTTATCCTAGGCGAGCAAGAATTACTTGTTTGAAAGCAGGTTCCAAATCATTAGTTCATAGTGATGGACCTAAACAAGAGTATATAGCTAGAATTCACATTCCATTATGGACAAATAAAAAAAGTGTTTTCATTTGTGACGGTATTAACTTACATATGGAAGCAGGTTCTGCTTATATTGTTTGGGTCAATGATTGGCACCAAATTAGAAATGATGGTGACGAAGATAGATATCATATCATCATGGATGCCTACGATACCAAAAAGATTACACAAACTTTTCATTATGATGGTGAAATCAAACAACTTGAAGATTATGCTGAGGCATTACAAAAGAGAATTGATGAGACAGTAATCACTCCTGAGAAGATTGAACTCTTTGAGAATGAACTGAGTAAGTATAGAACCAAGTAATATGAATACACAAATACTTTTTGGAACACCTTTTTGGTCTAAAAAACTTACTGATGATAATGAATTTAATCTATCTTTATTAAAAGAAGGATTAAACTATCAAGGTGGTAATTATTTTGATTTGCCTGGTGAATCAATTGCAAAGTTAAAAGATGAAGTTAGCAAAGAGATAACTGAAATTATTAAGATTCATAAACCCTCTTATAATTCAATTAAATTTGAAGCAAGACAAAATCCAATTGAACCATTACAAGATGATAGTCCACATTTTCATCCTGAACGTTTTTTGGTGGCAGTATATTATGTTCGTGTGCCTGAATCATCAGGAGATTTATTACTACATGATCCTAGGGGTTCGGTAAATTGGAACGACAACCAAATAATCTCAGATAATATCAAATTAGGTAGAACATTTTATAAAGTATCACCAATAGAAGGAACATTGGTAATATTCCCAGGATATTTAATACACTCGGTTACTACTAATCTAAGTAATGATGTACGAGTAAGTATTGCAATTAATATAATAGTAGAATAATATGCCATTTACCTTTTGTCCACCAAAAGTCCTCGATGACTTAAAATCTGAAACCTTTCCTGATGGCATGAGGTATTATACTCTACCTGATGGTACTAAATTGCCTTCTGTTACTACTGTGATTGGCGCCCAAAAGAAAGAGGGTATCATGAAATGGCGTAAAAGAGTTGGTGAAGCAGAAGCTAATAGAATCTCCAAACAAGCAACAGGTCGAGGCACCAATGTACACACCTTATGCGAGAGATATCTAAACAATGAGAAGTTAGGCACAATCATGCCTGATGCGTTGGAGATGTTCCAATCAATTAAGCCACAATTGAATCGTATCGACAATATTCATTATCAAGAATGTGTATTGTGGTCTAAACAATTAGGCATGGCAGGTCGTGTGGATTGTATTGGTGAATTTGATGGTGTATTATCTGTTATTGACTTTAAAACATCAAAGAAAATTAAAGAAATGGCACACATTGAAGATACTTTTGGCAAACATCAGCATATGCTTTGATGTATGAAGAAATGATTGGTACACCAATTGATAATCTGGTAATTATTATGGCAGTTGAGAACGAAAAACCTTTGGTATTTCAGCAGAAAACCGCTGACCACATACCTGGATTGGTAAAAGCGATTGATTATTACCACAAAAATGTTGCCAAAGCCTAAATATAATGATATAATGGTTTCCTATTTCGAATAAAATAGGTGGTGGGTCGGACTAAGAGGCGAAAATGAAAGTAAAAGAACTAGTTAAAAAATTATATAAAGCTGAAGTTAATCACAATATGAGTAAAGTGAAAAAACTTTGGTTTAAACTGTTGAAGAAAAGCCTTAAAGGCAAGCATACTGAAGCAGTTAAGTAATTCGTAGAAGTTGTTTGAAAGTTGTTGTGGACGCTGGGGCAGTACCAGCCCGGTCCACCATAATCGTATATGAAAACCAATCCTAATGTACGATTATGATGGGCCGGAAATAGATTCGACATGGCAATAATTAGAACAATGGAGAATCGGCAAAGCGAAAGCCGTTAGGATTGAGGACACTCGGTCGAAGAAGCAAATTAAATTAAACGCTAACGATGAAAGTTACGCACTGGCAGCCTAAACACCTGTCGGAGTTTTCCAGCGATTGTACTTGGCAACAGAAACAATCGTTCCACAAACCCTATCACAAAGTCAGAAGTACTTGGGTCCAAGGTCAGAGTAACGACCGTAAACAAAAGGAGATATGATGTTCGCATCAAAATCAAAAGCTATATTATTGTTGTTAAGTTGTGCTTTATTGGCATATTCATTCCCATCTATTTCACAAGAGGTTACTCAAATGGTAGTAGAACAACAAGTGAGTGAAGATTTCAATAAACAATTAAAGTGCCTTGCAGATAATGTTTATTTTGAATCCGCAACAGAGTCCTATGAAGGTAAATTGGCAGTAGCACAGGTAACAATCAATCGTGCAAACGATCCAAAGTTTGGTGGTACAGTATGTGAAGTGGTATACCAACGTAGTTATGTTAATAAGTTGGTGGTATGCCAGTTTTCATGGACTTGTATGAAAAATATGTTGGTAAGAGACAAGTATGCCTACGATGAATCTGAAATGGTTGCAAGAAAGGCCTTGACGGAACCAGATGTTCATGATACAATAGCGAGAACAAATGCGTTATACTATCATAACACACAGGTGAATCCAGGTTGGAACTTACAACGAGTTACACAAATTGGTCACCACATATTTTATAAAGCAAAGAATATTTGAGATGCCTACAAGAGATGAGATTAAACAATTTAGTATGATGATTGAACAATTGGCGGCAGATGAACATTTAGGTTTAATGGATGCCATCTGCCATCATTGTAAAGAAACAGAATTAGAAATAGAAGTTGCTGCCAGTTTAATTAGTTCAGCACTCAAAGCCAAGATTAAAGAAGAAGCACAAAGTTTAAATTTAATTAAGAAATCTAGTAAACTACCAATATGAGTGAAAACACAGGCTTTGCGGCCTTTGCTTTATATAATGCTATAAAATTACATTTTACATCCGATTCTTACGATTACTTTAAATATAATGGCAAGACGAATGTATCAAAGCAGTCCTTTATGGTACGAAAAGATAAGTACCAATTCTATAAATTGTCCCGTAAATATTCTTTAGAAGAACTTAGAGATTTTTATGTGGCAAACTTTCTACAAGGTGATAAGTGGGTAGGTGATATGACTGGTACTGAAGGTGAGGAAAATTACCTAAAATGGCAAAAAACTCAACAGGCCTTGACTTATACTTTTAATAATGATATAATATACTTGTTTGATTTGGTAGATGGTGCCGAGTCTTGGACAAGAGATGATATATTGAGATGCCACGGTGGCGGTTGGCCAATGATTATCACTAAGTTGATGAAGAATGAAGTAACATTAGAATCGGTTTGTATTTTGGTTGATTTGGTAGGTTGTATGCCTCGATGGGAAAAGGAAGTTACTGAAGATATTATTTGGCCATTCTGGCACCGATTGATTAAAAAGTATACACCATTTATACAGTATGATAAAGAAAAGTTTTTAAAGAATTTGAAAGAAAAAATTAAAGAATATGCGTAAGCCACAAATTAGTTGTATATATCTTGATATGGATGGAGTTATTGCTGATTTCACCAAGAGATATCAAGAGTTATACAAGATGATGCCAAGAGAGGCAGAAAAGAATAAACAGTTCAATAAATTCTTTGATGAGTTTATTGCTACAGGTCAATTTGCAACATTAGAATTGATGCCAGGAACTATGGAAGGAATTGAATTTCTCCGTAAGGCTTCTGTACCTACTCAAATTCTATCCTCAACAGCAAGTCAGGAAAGATATGATGCGATTTCTAAACAGAAATTGATATGGTTACAGACACATGGTATTACATTCACTCCAAACTTTGTTCCAGGTAAAAGACTGAAACAAGAGTATGCAGCACCTGATAAGATTATCATTGATGATACTGAATCCGTTATCGAACAATGGAAAGCAAAAGGTGGTATTGGCATTCTTCACAAAGATTGGCCAACCACTCTGGCAATACTTAAAATGTATGTTTAATCATGAAACCTAGTTTAAAGTATAATTCATTATCTAAAGAAATATTACAACACCTTTTTAATTATGAAGATGGTGAATTATATTGGAAAAATCACCATTGGTTTAAAAATAATGTAGGTAAAAAAGCCGGAACAAAAATGAAAACTGGATATTACCACATTTGTATCAAACAACAGATTTATTTAAAACACCGATTGATATTTTTATATCATCACGGATATTTACCAGAATATATCGACCATATAAATGGTGATAAAGATAATAACAGAATTGAAAATTTAAGACCAGCAGATTATAATCAAAATGGTTATAATCAAAAAATTCCAAAAAATAATAAAAGTGGATATAAAGGTGTTGTCTGGCGTGAAAATCAAAAAAGGTGGATAGCTCAAGTTGGTTATAAAAACAAAATGTATCATCTTGGTAGTTTTATTTTAAAAAAAGATGCCATTGATACTGTTAAAATTTTTAGAGAAAAACACCACAAAGAATTTGCTCGAGAAGCTTGATTTTTACTAAATATTATGATATAGTAGTTGATTATGAGAAGTAATTTGAATAAGTCGTTTATATTCCGTTTATACACCGTTAATAAGGAGAAGTACAATGAGTTTCGCTAATCTCAAACGCCAATCAGGCAACCTCAGCAAATTACAACAAGCAGTTGAGGCACTCAATCAAAACCCCGAAGCAGGTTCAGATAAATCAGAAAACTTTTGGAAGCCAGAAGTAGATAAAGCAGGTAATGGCATGGCCGTTATTCGTTTTCTACCTGCATCTGAAAAAGATGGTGATGATGCTCTGCCATGGGTCAAGATTCATAAACATGGTTTTCAAGGACCTGGTGGTTGGTTAATTGATAATTGTTTAACCACACTTAACAAGCAATGTCCTGTTTGTGAACACAATTCTACATTATGGCAGTCAGGTATTGAAGCTAATAAAGATGTAGTTCGTAAACAGAAACGTAAGTTGGATTATATTGCCAACGTATACATTGTTTCTGATCCAAAACATCCTGAAAATGAAGGTAAAGTGAAGTTGTTCCGTTTTGGTAAAAAGATTTTTGATAAAATCTCCGAAGCAATGAACCCACAGTTTGAAGATGAACAAGCAATCAATCCATTTGATTTATGGAAAGGTGCTAATTTCAAGTTGAAGATTCGTAAGGTAGAAGGTTATCAGAATTATGATAAGTCTGAATTTGAATCACCATCAGCATTATTTGAAGATGATGGTCAGATGGAAGATGTTTATAAGCGTGAATTCGCTCTGAGTGATTTGATTGCTGATAAAGAGTTCAAGTCTTATGATGAGTTGAAGAAACGTCTTGATAAAGTTCTAGGTTTGAATGGTGAAACACCAACACCTAAGACTACTGTTGAGACAATCAAAGAACAGACTCGTTCAGCACCTAAACCAGCAGCAGAAGATTCACCCTTTGTTGAACCAGATTTAACAGAAGATGATGACCTGAGTTATTTTGCTAAACTAGCAGAAGAAGAATAAACCTCCCACCCCTTGGTTTAGAACCCACCGAAAGGTGGGTTTTTTATTGGTTAAACCACAACTGAAATACTCATCAAATAACGGTCAAGGTCAGCATTTCTTGCTCTTGCCGTATTTGTTTGTACAATCTTAGGTGGAGATTTATCACCAATAGTATTAGTACTACTGTTTACAGAAACGATTGGTTGAGTATCACCACCTGTTGATGCTTGTGTTGGTGCCGTTTCAGGTACCGGTGGATTGGCAGATTTTTGTACTGGTTGTGCAGTTGGTGTTGAAGGTGTTGCTGGTGCTGGCACACTAGGTGGTGGCGCAGGAGTTGCAGGAGCTTGTTGTTGAGGAACACTTACAGTATTTCCTTTTTTAATTTCTGCTCTAGATGCCTTAGCCCAAGCGTAAGCTTCTTCTTGTTCTTTCTTTGGTGCTTCTATTGTTGCTTTATAACCTTTTGCTTTTAAATAATCAGCAGCAAGTTCATCTACACCAGTATCTTTATTATAAGTTTTTGCTGAAGTTTTTTCTGGATGTTCTTTCAACCAAACTTGATATGCCGCTTGACCTTCTGGTGTTTTAGATTCTTTTAATCTTTCTCCAACCAAATCGTCCATAAGTTTTTCATTCTCTACCGACATAACTTCACTACCACCAACAGCATTGGTTGCTCGGACCTGTTTTTCTAATCCTCTAACATCACCTTTGTCTGCTAATTGTTTTTCTTTATCTTTTGACCAATCAAGCATCCATGCACTTAGAGCTATGCCTAAAGCTGGCAAAGCAAAAAGAGCACCAAATTCACCTGTAATAAATTTCATTAGCCAATCTTTTTTTAGTGCTTCTATCATTGGCGTCAAAAGTTTAGATAAATTCTCAAACTTTTCTTTTAAATCATTAATGAAATCCATTATACCACTAAACAATCCGCCATCTTTCTTTTCTTCTGCAGGAGTTTTTGGTACTTTTAAATATTTTTTGATAGTTCTGACCAACTCATTGTGTCTGCGGTCATCTTCATCCATTTCTTCTTGTTTGAATGCTTTCTCAATTTCATGGTTGAGTTTATGTAATTCTTCATTTTGCATCATAAAGTTATACATTTTGGCCAGTACATCAGCCACACCATCACCACGTTTCAATGGTTTAATTGGACCTGCAGCAATAGTAGTAAATTGAGGATCTTTCTTACCTTTGATTTTCTTGCGGCCAATACCACCAAATGCTTTGATATCTTTATCACTACGACCAAACAATCTACCCAAACCAGTAACAGCAAAATCACCAAAAGCACCTTTGCCTGTGGCTTTTCTGACCCAATTTAAAGGATCCAAACTCTCTTTAATACCTTTGGCTTTGGCTTGAAATTTTTGAGAAACTGCACCACCGATAGAAGCAGTAATACTTTTACCTTCACCAAACTTTTGTTGATTGATGAGAGATAAAAGACTCTTTTTTCTAATGCTTCGTGCTTTTTGATAGTCCATTTTATGCTAAATTAAATTGTTTCTGTAAAAATGCTGGATAATCTGATACAATTTCTTCTATTATACTATATGTAGTACCACCTTTAATTAT